CCTTCTGCAAGCATCACTTCTTCGGCATGCAGGTGAGCGTGAATGTTCAACCAAGATTTATTTTTCTTGGCTCTCCACAGAGACACAGGGTGAATTGGAATGTGTGACAGAACTTCATTGTCGAGTTTGTGATAGGCACGAACATCCCTAAAGTATTTAGCATATTGCGACAGCGGCAGATCATCATGGTTGCCTTTGATAAGAATCTTTGAGCCATTGAGTGATCCAAGAATCTTGAGATCCTTGGACTTAAATGCCACATCACCCATGACATAGACCTTGTCGCCTTTGCGAACAGTCTTGTTCCAATTCTCCACCATGACAGCATCGCCTTCTTCAGCGGAAGCATATGGACGAACCTTCTCGCCATTTGCACGAACAAAGCGATACATCGCTTCGTGTCCGAAGTGTGTACAACCTATGAAGTAGGTGCATGCGCTCATGTGTTTCCCCTAAATGCGCGAAGAGCAATCGATATTACAACAGCAAACGCAACAGAAAGAATTGCAAGGCCAACAACAAGGGCAGACATAAGAGCCACAAATGTTATAAAATTACCCATGATACATTTCCTTTATGTACAAATTACTTTTACTGCTAGCCGTCCTTCAGTATGTGACTTTACAATTTCTATAGATTTGACTATGCCACAGTCTTTGGTATCAAGCAACTTCTCTCCAACTTGAATATATGGCCCACCTTCAAAATCGACCATATACAAACCAGAAACATCCTCAGACAATCCGGCACATCTATAGTATTCGGTTTCTCCTTCTACAATAAAAGAACCATCGGCTTGTTCAGTTATTGTGCGGATTTGACCATATCTAGATTTTATATTTTTAGTATTCATAATGCGGTAGAAGAGAATCGAACTCTTGTGTCAGGTTTGGAAAACCAGCGTAATGGCCATTATACGACAACCGCCAACAAAGTACTCCCACGGGGACTCGAACCCCGACTCTTCGCCTTGAAAGGGCGGTGATTTGGCCGGTTAATCTATGGGAGCAGAAAGCCCCAAACAAACTTCATTATATATCGCCGGGGCCCAGCGGATGTAATTATCAGCATGTCTGCGTTCTATTGCAGACCTTAGAGCAGTAATCGTACATCGCGATACCGCTTGCTGTACCAACATTGAGACTTCTGACAGATCCATATTGCTTAATATACACCATTTCATCACACAAGTCAATCAGATTCTGTGGAAGTCCAATTTGTTCTTGACCAAACATCATCAGCACAGGACGAGATTGTGGCCAAACAAATTCATCAATACTTTTGGCTTGACCAATATTGTCCACTCCAACAACATACATTCCACGCATGGCTTCTAACAATTCTTCCTCTTGTTTGAATTGTCTAAAATGCGTATAGTGATGTGTACCTACAGTACCTCTACGATCATATTGTTTGTGACCATAGATCCAAACTTCTTTTGCAAGAAATGCGTTTGCATTTCTAATGACGGTGGCAATATTAAAATCATTGCCAAGATTACTGCATAATACAGTAAAATTATTTCTCTTAGAATCAAGATTGGCAACAATGTCATCGTGATTCCAATAATGATAATGATCTATGATATTGCGAGTTTCCATAATACGCGATCCAGGAATCGAACCTGATTGAACCCGTTATAAGCGGGTCTGCGAAAACCGTCCGCCCATCGCGCTTGTTACTACTACTGTATTATACTGATTATTCCGTTTCTGTCAATGACGGAATCAGTACAATTTTTGATTTTTTGTTGTTTGCATGGCCAGAAGAATTCTTTACAAAGTAGTTGCTCTTCTGTCGATCATCATCGTGGCCTAATCTATAATTGATAGATTCAACGCCAAGATCTTTGATGTGCTTTTCTGCAATAGCATTGTTAAACCCGAATCGAATAATTTCTTCGGCAATTCTTAGTGCATCTGCTTCATTGCCATTAATCGGAATATCAATATGAAGTCTGTATGTCATTCTTTATATTCTTTCTTGTCGTGCCAATATGCGTAATCGTCTTCTACGCCATGTCGAGTCTTTAAATCAATATACTGAAAAACTGCCAATTCTTCTATGAAGCGATCTATCATACCAATAGATGTTTCATTTATAGGCCACTCATGTGGACCGGTTTCATTTCTATCACATGATTTGCATTTGTCTGGATTCCGTTTGCAAATTTCCATTTCAGCAACTATCAGATCACCCATCTTGACCATATTCAAAAGAATCTCAAGTGCCTTTGCACTTTGGTAATATAGATCTTTTTTTGGGAGTTCTTGCTCTTGGCGTGCGAGATTGCGAAGTTCGTAACACATTTCTTGAATACGCATATGATACTCCTTTAATACAGTTGTCTGTTATTATTTAGCATCATTCTCAAACAAAACAGAAGCGTTCCCGGCTGGATTCGAACCAGCGACCATCAGATTAGAAATCTGATGCTCTATCCAACTGAGCTACGGGAACAAAAAACAATACGGCTGCTTTCGCACCCGTATTGTATCACAAATTTAATTAAGCGTCAACTAACTTCAATTCAGGAACCGAAAGTTCTTGTGGTGTCGGAACAATGAGGCCATTACCAAAGGCACCATTGTAATGATTTGCAAGATCAGTCTTTGCTTCCACACTCCACACAATGGCATTAGCATTGATGAAAACACCATTTTCTGTGTTGCCGTATGGAATCCAAGGCGCCATTCCCAATTCACCCTTGCCGGCTGGAATCAGAATTGCCGCTCCCTTTAGGAGAAGACCTCCGTCCTGTTCTTCCACCTTTGCGATTATCTGCTCCCCCGTCATCAGTCCCACAATCTGGATCTCGTTCTTCATGATTTATTCCTTTCTTATTGAATATCATGTCGTAGTTTTTTGAGTACTTTTCCCAATCAACTTTTCTGTATGAGTCGCCTTTGCCAGCGCCATTTTTGCCTGTCATAAAAGACCTCCTGAAAGCTACTTACTGGACTCGAACCAGCAACCTGTGCTTTACAAAAGCACTGCTCTACCATTGAGCTAAAGTAGCGAATTGCCCCGCCTGGATTCGAACCAAGACAAAGAGCTTCAAAGGCTCCGGTGCTACCGTTACACCACAAGGCAATAGAAAAGACGGAGTTATTTATGCTCCGCCCTTTCGTTCACACAACTAGGTATTAGCGAGGATCGCCAATACGGTAGTTGGAAGGTCCAACGAGTCGCACACGCTTCATGCTGTAGCGAGTAGTACCTTCTCGCGTAGTGTGCGATACAATACGCCAGTTACCATAACGCTCAACGGTTTCCTTGATAGAACTAATCGTTGCGCGAAAGTTCTTGACATCAAACAGTTGACGAGCCTGTGCAGAAGTGAGTCCGCGGCCGCTGTGCAGGTAATTCAAAACACGATCCTTCTTACTAGTAATGGTGGTTGTCATAAACCAATCCTTTCGTTACGGCATCAATAAATGGTAATACAAATTTGCCGAAAATCTGTATACACTGGAAGTGCCTCCAGTAGGGATTGAACCTACGACCTATCGGTTAAAAGCCGACTGCTCTACCGCTGAGCTATAGAGGCATAAAACGGTTTTAAAGATCCGTAAACTTTAAACGGTTAAATTCGTTGTGAAAGTTATCCGTAAACTTTTTCACACCGCTAAGAAACAAGTCCTCTCAGAAACTTTTCGCAACCATTTCATTCTTGGCTTAGTTGCTAGGTAGACGACGAGATAACTCGTGTCTAATGTTGTCCTGGTCATGTTCATATACATGAACACGCAATGTATGGCTAATATATATCATCTTGGCATAGGGCTGCCGGTATAGGGCATTGCCCGTTTAAGAAACTATTAAAAGATACATTGCATTCTCCTGTAAGTGTGCGACTCATTTATATGTCGTCATTGTAACACAATTTGAAAAAGTGTCAAGTGTTTTTATTTGGTAAAATGCTTTTGGCTTGGCCAATAACAGTTTTGCCTAATTCCTTGAAACAGTCGGAATTCTTGTAAGAAGTATTCTTCCCATGAAACGAATCAGCCGAAGAAGTGGTATAACCATCTTCCCATGCCTTTTCCATTATGAATTGCATTTCTTTTTCACTATAAATTTTTGGATTGATTACTTCGCTTGGATTTTCTGTCATAATATAATTTTCCTATTCAAATATCTTCAGCATCCGGATTTGGATCATCTATGTAGACTGTTCCGAACCCCGTTTCCAACTCATCGATGAGATTCTGTTCTACTTTCTTAACCCAACTGTGATATTCAAACGCTTCGCAACTGATAATCTGTTCAATCACAGGTGGTATCACCATTATAAAGTCATTTTCATATTTGTCAAGTGCATATTGCAGCAAATCTGATGGTGATTCGGCTTCTATTAATTTTTTATAATCTCCGGCATGATACAACATCAAAGAATACATGCCATTTTTTTCATATTCTATCAACGCTTCGTGCTTTTTTCTTGCTTTTTTCATATATTTTCTTTTAAAAGCGATAAACCCGTTCACTTTAGTAAATTATATGATATTTCGATCCAAAAATCAAGAAATTATTGTTGAGGCTGTTCTTCTTGTGGAGATTCTGGATTTTGTTGCTGCTGTTGTTGCTGGGCTTCCAGTTCCCGATTACGCATTTCCTCTTCTTCTTGCTTTTGTTGAATAACTTGAGCAGAAATGCTTGGTATGAGTTGTTGAACTACTCTGTGCAAGAACCATTTTCTGTCAGGACTCTTCACATTTTGAGTTTTTGCCTTTGAAAGTGCTTCTGCATTGGCATTCACCACAGAAAATGCTGATGGTGTTATTGTTTTTTGTGCAGATGTCTCTTCTTCGTTTATATTATTGTTCATGGTATTGGTATTTATCTTCCACTTTCTCTTTGATCATCGTCTTCTAGTTTTTTATAATATTCGCTCATGCGATTTTTTAGATACTTTTTTGCTTTTTGCAAAAGCACCAACTCTTCTTTAGTTAATTTGTCTCCGTCTTTTTGCCGCTCGGCCAATTCCTGCACAATGTCATGCATACGGACTTCTATATCTTCTGCACCATCCTCATGCGTATCTTTTGGAGAACTTCCTCCTTGTTCTGGGGGAGTTCCAAACATCGCTTTGATGTAGTTGGCAAAATCATCTGGAGAAAATTCTGGTTCCATGCCAGTATTTATTGTATTTGATTTGTGTAAATATAAACAAACAGCCCCCACCGAAGCAGGGGCTGTTGAATTGGTAAATCTGTAAATAAATTACTTACCGACTACAGTGCCAACCAAGTTGTGTACTACATTGACAACCATAGTAACACCAACAACAGTGAAAGGTAATACAGCAAGGAAGAGGAACCAGTGAGTAGGGTTCTTCCAGCAAAAACCACCAATAGGGCACTTCTTAGTTTCGCAAGTCTTTTCATCAGCCATAGTAATCTCCTTTATAAGATTGTTTTTTAAATCAGAACGAGAAAGTAACACCAGCATTAACTACGCAAGAATTCTCAACTGAGAGTTCTTGCCAAACAGGGAAACCAATACCGCCAGTAACATTTACTGACGATGCGGCTTTCCAACTCATCGATGGACCAAGCAGCGCAACGCCACCTCCATCAAAATATTCTTGAGTGATATTCACACCGACAGTGAGTTCCTTACTCCACTTATAGTCGATATCACTAACAAGAGAAACAACATCTTGATCAACGCGATCAAGAAGTGGATCGTACATACTACCGGGAACGAAACGGTAATCAGCAGTCTGATTGAAATTCCAATCAGTCCAATCCATGTTCACACCGAAACCGATGTGTGGATTAAGATCTGTGGTTTCATAACCTGCGGATCCTGTTGGCATCCACAAACCACCCTCAACATTGAGAGTTGTCTTTGATGCGAGGAATTCTGCACTCTTGAGGAAATCCCAAGACACGCCGAGTTCCAACGAACCGTAACCACTAGCATCCGAGACATACACCGGCACAGTAAAGTGCCAATCTAATCCAAATGCCTTTGCAGCAATAGTAGAATCTAGTGCTGCAACTGAACTAGCAGATCCGTTCTTAGCATAGATGCCGACTGTCTGCATAAGAGACAAGGCATCCACCATAGGAGCGGAGGCAGGAGCAGGAGCAACTTGTTGTGCTACTGCGGTTCCTGTTACTGCGAGTGCAGTCATAACTGTAAATACTGTGTTCATTCATTTCTCCTTTATAAAAATGTTGTAACAGTCACACACCCAAATTCGTTGGGTGTAGGGGTATATAGTACTACATTT